TGCCGACGGTTCGCCTTGGTAACCTCTGCCAGATCTCCTACAAAATGGCGCAGGTATCGGGCACCCAACAGGCGGTCGATTACGCCGGCCGTGACAACGAACTGGCCTATCAGGAAATGCTCAAAGGTCTCGAGCTGAAGCGCGATATCGAAAGCATCCTGATTGGCACCAACCAGGCCAAGGTTGCCGGCAACACCTCAACGCCGCGCAAGACCGCCTCGATCCTGTCCTGGATCGCGAGCAATACGTCGAAGGGCACGGCCGGCTCGCCCGCCGACCCGTCGCCGATCGACGGCAGCAGCGTCCGTACCGACGCCAGCGCTCTGATTGCGTTCACCGAGGCGCGGCTGAAATCGGTGCTGTCCTCGATCTGGACCAATGGCGGCAAGCCCGCCACCATCATGACCGGCGCCTTCAACAAGCAGGTGTTCTCGACCTTCACCGGTCGATCCACCGCCATCGAGGAGGCGAAGTCGAAGAAGATCGTAGCGTCGGTCGATGCCTATGAATCCGATTTCGGCAAGCTCAAGGTGGTGGCCAACCGCTTCCAGCGCCCGCGCGACGTGCTGGTGCTGGAAATGGACAAATGGGCGGTGGCCTATCTCAACGGCCGGAACATGACCTCGATCCCGCTCGCCAAGACCGGCGACTCCGACCGCCGCCAGATCCTGGCGGAATACGCGCTCGTTGCACGCAACGAGAAGTCCTCGGGCGGTGTGTTCGACAACACCACGGCCTGACGCTTCTCCTGTCTTTTCGTGAGAGCTAGCGAACCCGAGAACCGCGGGTTCCGGGCCTGGTCCTTTGCGGGGCCGGCCCGGAACGACGGGTACATCCTGAAATCTTTCTTGGAGACTTGAGACATGCCGCTTCCAGGCAATCGTACACTCAATACCACTGATCTGACGGCCTACACGCCGTCGTGCGGCGCGTCGCCCGTTGCCGCCTATATCCGCGTGCCCTTTCGCTGCCGGCTGTTGAAGGCGGCCGGTGTTCTCGGCGGTGCCATCACGACCGCAGACGGCACCATCACAGTTGCTGCGAATGCCGCTACGCTCGCGACGTTCACCGTGACGCAAGCCGGCTCTGCCGCAGGCCAGTTGTTTTCGGTAACGCCGCCTTCGCCCACCTACCTCAACGAGGACGACGTCATCGTGCTGACGCCGTCCGGCGCCTCCGGTGCGTCGGTGCCGATGCACTTTTCGATTGCCGTGAGGGCCGCCTGATGTCGTTCTTTCCCAAGCATCATGCCTCCCGCGTCGGCGCCAGCCAGACCATCGCCTACGACTCCAGCGTCGGAATCACCAACGCCTTTAGCGCGGGGACCTACCAGCTTCGCCTGGCCGCGAACTCCGCCTGTCATTACAGGATCGGTGACGGCGTGCAGACCGCGACGACCGCCGACACCTATCTGCCGGCCAACGCGATCGAATACGTCATCGTCAGTCCGGGCCAGCGGATCTCGGCGATCAAGGCCGCCTCCAACGGGCTGGTTACCGCCACTGCGGGAACCCTCTGGGTCACGGAGATGTCGTGATGGATGGCGTGTTGGTGCGACCGCATCTCGACAGCAACGGCAAAGACCTTGCGATCGAACATATCCAGGATGTCGAGCCGATCCTGCATTGGAACAGGCTGGCACGGCAGGACGAGCAGCGCAGCGATTGGGGACGCCACGTCGCGCGCATCCCCAACGTCGTTTTTGTCAAATGGCTCGATGAGGAGCACGCGAGAGGCAACACCGGCTTGCGGATGTTCACGCCGGCGTTCGACCTGATCGTGCAACGCAAGCTCGACGATCCCGAATGGGCTTACTTGCGAACCGACAGGCCGAAGCTGCAGGCCGGCTGGTCAGCGGGGTTACCATGACGCAAATCGTGGACTATGCATCGCTGCAATCGGCCGTGACCGAATATCTCGCTCGGGACCAGGACGTCACGCTGATTGCGCGGATCCCGACGTTCATCCAGTTGGCGGAAGCGAAATTCAACCGGCAACTGTTCGTGCGCCAGATGGAGCAGCGTTCAACGGCGCTGGCCGACCTCGGCTCCAGCGAACCGGAATTCATCTCGCTGCCGGGGGATTTTCAGTCCATGCGACGCGTGCGGCTGTCTGGCGTAGCGGGAAAGCCCTGTCTCTCCTTCAAGTCGGGAACGCAACTCGACGAGTACCGGTTTGGAATATCCGATATCGCGGGACAGCCGCGATACTTTACGGTGTTCGGCGACGAGATCGAACTCGCGCCCACACCGGACGCTGCCTACACCGTCGAGATGGTGTATCGCAGAAACATTCCACCGCTTGCGGCCAATGATCCGAACTGGCTGCTGACGCTCGCGCCGGATCTCTATCTCTACGGCGCGCTGCTGGAATCCGCTCCTTACATCAAGGAGGACGGCCGGGTCCAGACCTGGGGGCTCGGCTTCTCAAGCGCGCTGAACGACCTCAACAATCTCGGACTGACATCGACCTTCAACGCCGGGCCGATGACGGTTCACGTCTCCGGCCAGGTCATCTAAGGAATCCACGCATGGCTTCGTTCAACAAATTCAATTGCTTCGTGCTCGACGTCGCGAACGCGTTGCACGACATGAAAACCGGTACCTCGCACGTATACAGGATTTACCTGACCAGCACGGCGCCGGTGGCAACGAACACGGTCTACAATACGCCGGCCGACCTCGCGACTGCGAACGGCTACACTGCGGGCGGGGTAAGCGTGGGCACCATCACCGGCGCGCAGACCTCCGGGACGTTCAAGTTTACGGGCGGAAGCGACCCGGCATGGACCGCGTCCGGCGGATCGATCGGTCCGTTTCAGTATGCGGTGCTTTACAATTTCACCTCGCCGACAAAGCCGCTGATCGGCTGGTGGGACTACGGAACGGCGATCACGCTAACCAACGGAAACACGTTCACGGTCGATATCGACCAGGCGAACGGCATCTTGACGATTACCTGACATGGCAGCTTTCCTCAACGCGTGCCGCTTCAACCCGACGTCCGGTGGCACGACGGACTGGACCTATTCGTCGGCTGTTAACGGTTACCAAAGCCCGATGGCGGCGAATGTCGTCAACGGCAGGCTCTACAAATACCGCGCCGAGAGCGCCGACCTCAGCCAATGGGAGTTGGGCGAGGGCGCGTACAATACCAGCACCGGCGTGCTTGCCCGTACCGCCGTGCTGTTCAACTCGTCCGGCAACACATCGAAGATCAATTTCTCGACCGTCCCGCAGGTCGCGATCGTGGCGCTAAAGGAAGACCTGATAGCTCCTGATGAAAGCAACAGCTTCACGTCGGGACAAAAGTCGCAAATCCGAACCAACATCGGTATGGCCGATGGGCACATTCCGGGGGAGGCGTCCAACGGCTCCGCAGCTCCTGGAGAAATCGGCGAATATAATTCTGCAACCGGAAGCGGGTCACTCACAACGGGAGTGACTATAAACATGGTGTCTATTTCCATCCCTGCTGGTGATTGGGAGGTTTTTGGGCACAACTTTATCTCAGGCGGTGGTGCAACCGGCCTGACCAATTTCACAATGTCGATAAGCACGACCTCGGCAACACAGAACACAGCCAGTCCGGATCGCTATAACCAGCTTCGTAATGCGGGTGGAATAAGCGATCCGTTCATGACCATTGCAGCGGGTCCAGTCCGGCTGTCGCTTTCTTCCACGACGACGGTCTACCTGGTGTTTGTCGCAACGTTTACGAATGTGCTGAGCTACTCGAGCGAGATCCGCTACAGGAGGGCCCGCTAATGGCTTACAACCCTGCCCAAATTCTCTTGGCGGTGGAGAGTCTGCGACCCGGCTTGCAGCTTCAAATCGACTTCGAGCTAGCCGATTTGAACGACGGCAATGGGCCGTTCGTTTCGGCCTGGAAGCGAGAGGACGTCGCGGAGCCGACCAAAGCGGAAATCGAAGCCGTCGACACCGACGCGCTGGCACAGGCTGGAGCCACATTCCTCGCGCGCGATTTGCTCTCGCGGCTGACGGTGGACGACTACATCAACATCATGCGGGCGACCGGCTCGAGCCCGGCGCTTGGTCTGTTGTGGGTCTCCCTGCTCGCGCAGGGCGATGCGCCGATCGCGGTTTCTGCGGATCGGTTCAAGCAGGGGTGGATCGGAATGTCGCAAGCTCTCGGCACCGAACGCGCCGACGCCATCGCGCAAGCAATCGGCGTTCCGAGTTAACAATGTCACTTCTCGGTTTTGATGCATTCGGGCGGCTCGCGCTCGGACAGCTTTCCCGCATTGGGGCGACCAATACTGTTCTGACCGCGACTTCGAGCGCTTACGCGGTTACGGGACAAGTCGCTGCCTTCAAGGCAATACAAGCCGGCGGCGTGGCCACGTTTGTGACAGCGGGCAACGCGACGATCCTTCGGACCGTTCTCGTTGCTTCGCAGGGCGCTCACCTGGTGGCCGGCGTGGCCGCGACATTTCCTGTGCGGCTCTCGGCCGGCGCCGGGGGCTATTCCGTTGCCCCTAACGCCGCAACGTTTGCGGCCAAAATGCTGTCGTCTGCCGCGACTTTTTCGATGGCGGGACAGAGCGCCTCGTTCGGGCCATCGATCGCTTCGCGCGCAGGGACTTACGCCGTCGCCGGATTCGAAGTGGGCTACACACGCGATTTCGAAGCCTGGTTTCCCCGGCCGTTCGATACCGATGACTGGACGTCAGGCACCAGCGGAAACGAAGCCTGGATACCGAAAGCGTCGCAGCCGGAAACATGGTCCGCACAGACAACGCAGGCCGCACCATGGACGCCTGCAGTCAAGCAATCCGAGAACTGGACAACCGAATAATGCCACTCATTCCATTCGGCGAGTACCGCCCCGACGTCAGCGATTATGAAGGCCAGGCGACCAGGAATATCCGCAACGTCATTCCACGCGGCGACGGCTATGGTCCGTTCCCGGGCTTGTCGATCTACACGTCGGCACTGCCGTCTGCCTGCCGCGGCGCGTTCTACGCCCTGAAATTTGACGGGACTGTCATCACCTTTGCCGGCACGTCCACGGTATCGGGATCAAAACTCTACAAGCTCGATAACACCAACTATACGTGGACCGACGTTTCGCTGGGGGCTGGAACTTATTCGGCGTTGACCGCAACGGCGCAATGGCAGTTCGCACAGTTCGGCAATCTGGTGTTCGCTACTCAGGCCAACGCGGCTTTGCAGGTATTCGACCTGTCATCTTCGTCAGCGTTTGCGAATTGCGGCGGTTCGCCGCCACAGGCGGCTTATGTATCCGTCGTGGGCAGGTTCCTTGTCCTGTCCGGCTTGCTCGGCAATGAGTACCGGATTCACTGGTCTGGATTGAACGCGACGACGACATGGACCAGCGGGACGAATTCTAGCGACTACCAGGACTTTCCGGATGGCGGCATCGTCCGCGGTGTGGCGGGTGGCGAGTATGGAATTGTGTTTCAGGATCAGGCGATCCGGCGCATGTCCTACGTGCCGGGCTCTCCGTTGATCTTTCAGATCGACCGGATCACGCAGGACAAGGGACTGTTCGCGCCATACTCGATCATCCGGGCGGGTGAACGCATCTTCTTCTATGCCGGCCAGGGATT